TCAAATCTACCTTCAGGAAGAACTTGAATGCTATCTGGTTTTTATGATGGCACGTACATTTACTGATGTTAGCATCCCTGTTGATATAGTTGCTCTTCAATTTGCAAACGCAAAAACTAAAAACGATTATCGAAGAATCGGGGACAGTTGTTTGTTCGTTGATGCATGGGATGTGAAGAGAGCCAAACTTGTAAGTAAAGAATACTACAAAGATATGGGTAAAATTGCGTATTCATTTGCATCAGTCAAGGATAGACCAGCAGATGAACTTATGGAAAACGTCTCCCAGAACTTTGAGTTTTTGAGCAAAGTGCTTCGAGGATTAAAGACTTTTTAGATAAGTAAGCACTAACTTACGTCAAACCCCTGTTAGATACAGGGGTTTTTTATTGAAAAAAGGTGTTGTCTTTAATTGCAATCTGGGGTAGAATAGATGTATGAAAAGTGAAAAAGGAGTTGTTATGAAGGGTTCGATTCGTATGGTTGTTGGGTTTCTTCTCGTCTTCGGTGCTGTTGGTGGGATGGAAACTGGTACAGACGCTGAGTTACCACTACAGTTAGTGATTGCAGCAGTTGGTCTGTTTTCTATGTACTCTGGTACTAAAGCAATGGAGCGTGAATAATGACTTTAGAACAAATGATTGAACAGGGGTTTACTGCAGATCAGATCTGTGCTAAACTTGGGCATTCTTATGATTTTGTGATGCAGTTTATTGAACAGCGTCACGATGAAGAGTTGCAAAAGCAGTATGAGTTTATGTCGTATGCGGATGAATGTGCCAATGATGATGCACAATATTATGGAGAATTTAAATGAACAATACAGTTGAATATCGTGGTCAAGTTTTTGATCGTAGTCATGGTAGTCCTTTTGATCGTGGTGCAGCTGATAGTCACTACAGTCGCCCACAAGATCCACACTGGTATCCTGAGGGATCGTATCGTGGCGATCGAGTTGAATCTAAAGATATGAGTATCGCTGAGATGCGTGCTTACTTCATGGGCTATGAATACAATGAAAAATTTGGTGATAAGAAAAGTTGGGATTGATTATGTTAGCATATTGTGACTACATCGCTAAAGTGATTAGTGATGCAATGAAAGACGATTCTCGTAAGATGTTCTCTCACATAGACAATGTTGGGAAAACGAGATGGGATCTTTCAGACGAAGGACAATTTCTTTCGACAAAGAAAACCATCTCTGTGGTAGATAGAAATGGTAAAATTTACCGTGTTACAGTTGAGGAAGTTTGATGACTGAATTTTTGAAGTGGTTTGGTACAGCCCTGACGATTGCTGGTGCAGTTGCTACTGCACTGGCGATTGATCCGCTAAATGTTTATCTGTTTAATGCAGGTGCACTGGTATGGTTATCTGCTGCAATTCGAATGAAAGAAAAGAGTTTGATTGTGGTAAATGCTGGACTGCTGGCAGTCTATATGTTTGGTGTTTTTTATAGGATCGTGTGATGAATTCAAGTGAACGAGAGATTATGCTTATTGCGCAAGAAGAATGTGCTGAAGTTACGCAAGCGATAAGTAAAGTATTCCGATTTGGAATTGATGGTGTTCATAATGGCAGAACAAACAAAGATCGTCTTGAAGAAGAAATTGGTGATCTAGTATGTATGCTCCAAATGATGGATGAACGAAACTTGATTGATTGGACACGTGTTTCTGTTGCAGCTGCAGCGAAAAGAACTAAACTGAAAACATGGAGTAACATCGATGATTCAAATTAACAATCTATCCGCATATGAAGTCGAAATGCTAGACCATATGTGGTCGTTGGAAACAGAAGAAGAGTTTTTTGAGTGGTATAATTTGCTTGATGATGAAGACCAGAAACTTGCAGACTATCTGCAAGAAATGATTATTCTTGCACATGCGGAAGAAACGCTGGAAGAAACTAATTACAAAGACGCAAAAGAGGTATTAAAGAAATTTGCTTTACAAAGGTAGAACATGTATAATAAGACTTCAAAACCTAGAAATCCTATTGCAAAGGATCTTCGCACTCCAAAGTATCGTATGCGTACTGTGGAGAGCAAGGTTAAGTACATTCGCAATCCTAAACACAAGAAGGAGTCTTATGGACAATACGTATGAGATATACCGTAATGGTGGACTTTTGACCACCATCAAAATTAAAGACCACTCATATGATGTGGTTGAATTTACAATCAAGCAATATCTCAAGGAGGGTGACAAAGAAATCGTAAATAACTCATACACTAATTTCTACTCATCTCGAGAACTGAAAGAATTTTTTACACCAATCATTAATGACTTAAAAGTGAGATTTGATAATGCAGACAGTACCAACCAATCAAACACCTGAATTTAGAAACTGGCTACTAGGACTTCTCCATGATGAACACACCAAAGATTTGTGCGTTACTTTTACCAAAAAAGATGGTACAGAACGAACAATGCGATGCACTCTCGCCTCAGGAAGAATACCTGCAGACAAACAGCCAAAGACAAGCGTTAGGTTGGAGGAAGAGACAAATAGCACGTCTTCTGGATCCGCATTGCGTGTCTTTGACGAAGAAAAGCAAGAGTGGAGGTCGTTCCGCTGGGACTCGATCAAAGAAGTGAAGGTTGATCTATGATTAAATTAGAACCAACATGGGCAAGTATTGTATTGCTGCTAGTTATTGCAGTGGCTATCGTTATTGGTATGCCAATTGCTCTTATCTGGGCATTGAATACTTTATTTCCTGTTTTAGTAATTCCATACACATTGGAAACATGGTTAGCTGCATTTATTATTCCTGCAGCATTTAAAGCAACAGTCAGCGTGAAAGGTAAATAATGAACTTGACTAGTGAACAAAAAGCCGAACTGCATAAAGCAATTCGTGAGATTAGTGACTCAATGACACGCACAGAAGCAGAGCGTGATCTGATTAAAGAGATTGTAAAAGATCAATCTGATCAATTACAAATTCCAAAGAAAGTTATTTCCAAAATTGCAAAAACATTCCACAGACAAAATCTTGCTCAAGAAGTTGCAGAGCACGAGGAGTTTGTTGAATTGTACGAGAAAGTCACATCGAAATAACCCTACACCCAGTAGGGTTATTGCAATTTAGTTGTTGCCTTTAATTCCCCTTTGATGTATAATAGATAATATTAATGGAGGTTACAAACCTATGGCAACAGCAAAACGACGTTTGAAAGGTCACGCTATTCTTGCATCCCGCAAGGAAACGATGGCTAATGAACCAGTTGTCACTATCGACAACTACAACTCGAGTCTCAATACAGCACTGTCTTGGTACACAGAGCATGCTAACGAAAAACAACTTCGTAAGTTTGCTCTGGAGTACTTTGCTAAACTTGGCAAGAAAGCAGAAGTGCTGGCGATCAACAAAGCAAGCGATTCAGAAATTCGACAGCTGGCAATTATCTGTCGCCTGAAAACACGTGAGCAATTCTTAACCGAAAAACATACTGACTTCATCAGCAAAACTGTTGATGATCTTATGTTCAAATATAAAGTTGTCAAAGAAAAGAAAACAGAAGTCGTTAAGACCAATGTTATCTCTATTCAAGAACGCATTGAAGAAAAAGCCAGAGAACTTGCTGGTGAAATCGAAGGTGCGATTGATGACTTTGTATTGAGCAAAGGTAAAACTACTTTCTCTGCTAAGAACTATCTGTTGGCTAACTCAGTATCTGCACCTATAGCTAAAAAGATTGGTGATATGTTTGTTGGAACATACAATGAACTTGCAGATGCTATTAATGAAGAAGACGAACAACTTGTTGAAGGATATAGCAACTTCTCCAAACGAGAGTTGAAAGCATTTCACAAGTTTGTTGGACAGATAGTTGAAGACTGCGAGCAGATGGTTCAGACAGCTAAGGCTACACGTGCACCACGTAAGCGTAAATCTACACCACCTAGTAAAGTTGTAGGTAAACTCAAGTACATGAAAGAGTTTGCCGAACTTAAACTCAAGTCATGTAAACCAGAAGACATTCTCACTGCAAGTGAGTTGTGGGTATACAATACGAAATACCGTAAGGTTCAGGTATACAAGGCAGAGATGGGTACACTTGGTGTCAAAGGCACTACGATTGTCGGATTCAGCATCAAAGATTCGCTGTCGTTTACTCTGCGTAAACCAGAGCAGTTCTTTAAAGATACTGCACTTGGCAAACGTGGTCTGAATGCAGCAATTAAGAAAATTACTACAAAACCTAGCACACCGAATGGTCGTATCAATGCCGAGTGTGTTCTGTTGGGAGCATTTTAATTATGATTTTAGTTGATTATTCACAGGTGGCACTTGCTGCCATCCTAACCTTCCAACGAGAATTGAAAGGTACAGAATCAGAAGTAAAAAATCTGATTCGTCACGTAACTCTTTCCACACTCAAGTCATACAAGAAAA